GATATGCTGCACCCATTCTGCCTGTGGTATCGTTTTATTTTTCTGCTGGCCAGTCTCAGCTCCGACAATGATCCAGGGCGGCGCATAAGTTCCTTTTGTTTCACTGCGTATAACCCACGATGCATCAAAAGTAAAATCCTCCTGTATAGGCTCAATGCTTAAAAACCAGTTATACGTGCCAGGCTCAAACCAGGCATACTGCTGATCTGGTCTTGTTACTGTCGTGCCATACCAGAAATTTCCCTGCTGCGGCAGCTTTCCTGCTTCTGCCAGCTGTATGTATCTCTGTGGGTTCTTTGTCAGAAACAAATACGTGTGCCACGGCGCGGCTTGCGCCGCCCCGAAAACTCTCCGGATCCACTCATCCGGTACCCACTCCCCGAATAGGTCGCCCATGCTTACCACAAATATAACCGCCGGTTTCTTTTTCTGTGCTGGCATAGGCAGGCAATACTCCCGAAACATAGGTTCGAACTTTACCGGGAACGGCGTCACTTTCCCGATCTCGTTTTTAAAAGGCTTTTCCAGCACCCAGCGGGTTCCTCTTTCGTCCCACTCTTTTCTCAGCTGCTCAGATGTTTTGTTGATCAGCACATTGCCAGAAAATCTGTTCGCCTGCTTAGCTGCGTAACAATACAGGCAGCCATGCTGACATCCTGTCACGGGATTCCATGTGAAATCACACCATTCAATCAGGCTTTTGTTCATCACGCGTGTTTCCCTCCTCTCTATCTGCAAACATAAATGTTATTTCCGCTCTTTTGCTTTCATAAAGTGGACGGATTGTAATGTTGTACGCGCACCGCGAATTGTCTCTTGTAAACTCAAATGTTTCCGCCAGCGTATTCCCGAAATAAATGCCATACTCCGTGCACTCGTCCAATTTTAAAATAAAAGGCAGATACTGGACCACTTCTTCTGCATGTTTAAATACGTTTTTATTTATGCGAATGTTTCCACGGTAATCTTTATAGATGTACCGGTACAGCTGTGGGAATCCATTTTGCAAACCCTCTTGCACAAAATTCTCAAAGTTTTCCATTGTATTGCAAATTGTTCCCCTTGCTATATATTCAATAGTCTTTTTCAGGTCAATCCAGCCGCTTTCATAAATTTTCATTGTCTTGCCCTCCTCACTTGCATTTTACCTTTTCCAGGATCCGCTGCCTCAGTGATTCATTGCTTTCAAACAGTCGTGGCTTTACCCCAAAAATGTACGCATGTTTTTTTAAGATTCTTCTCTGCAGGCGCCAGGCTGTCCACTTGCTGGGTTTCTTAAAGATTATTATCTCTTTTTCATCCATTGTCTTGCCCTCCATATCCCAGGTTTCCGGCTATCTTGTCCACGTCGTCGCGGGCTTTCTGGCTTTTCTCATAGTCCTCAAATCTTTCCAGGTCCATTTCCTGCCGCTCCGGATTGAAAGTTATATGTAAAAATGTTTTGCAGCCCAGGCAGGCACCGTGGCCGGTATTGATTCCCATCTCCATTGCAATGCTCTTGCAGATCCAGTTTTCTTTCCCACACACCGGGCACACGCCTTTGTATCTCTTGCGGGCGTCCTCATATTCCTTGCTCTGCGTGTCCTGCGCTATATGATCAATAATTTCTCCCATACTCAACTGCTGCTCCTTTCCCAGGCAGCTTGCGCTGCCTGTGTCTTATTGTGTGATATATTTTGGATTTTAGAATAGCACCCTACTTGTATTCTTTGCCGGTTCCTTTGTCTCTCAATGTGATCCGGCCTACAACCTCAAAACCAGCAAGCTCAGCTGTCTGCTTCATTACCGGGATGAGATTGCTTATCATTGCCAGGCGTTCCGCTTCTTTCTGTTTTTCCTCCCGGCGTATATTTCCCCAGGCCCCTCCGAATGTTGGATCCGGATAACCTTCCCCGTTTTTATTTACTCTATCTGTACCCACGTTTCTCCGCCTCCTCTGCTATCGGACAACCTGTGCAGGTTCCCCTTTCCGCTACAAAAATACAATTTTCATCTGTCAGCGCACAAATTGGCTGCTTTTCCTCGGTTTCTTCCTTCTCTTTCTTTTTCTCCCGGTGTGCGTCCATGGTAATGATCACAATTACCCACGCAATGCTCAACACGGTCAGCGCTCCGATTCCGGCCAAAATATTGATAATTATCTGCATTACTCTTTTACCTCCGCCAGGTTTATCTTTGTTTCTTCCACCAGCTTGTCCCGGAGGCTCTTAATCGTGTGCTTGCCGTCCTCAAATTCTTTCAACAGGTCCATGCAGCCATCATAATAATTTTCCAGTCGCTGCTTTCCCCAGCCTTTCTGCTCATGCAGGTATGTCATGCCGAACAGGAGAAGCATGTCCAGAGCAGTCTCCGCTCGCTGCTTTTCCTTGCCTTTCTCAATCTCCTGCACTCTCCGGACGGCTTCGTTGGCCGTTTTCTGTTTCAGTTCATAAATACGATCCGGCGTCATGCGGATACTTTCTTTTCTCTCTTGCCGCTCCTTGGCTCTGCGTTCTTTTCTTCCCATAGCCGCCTCCTACTCTACCAGGTGGCTTACATCCTCAATATTCAGGATGTTTGCGTCGTGCAATACCAGGCTGCTGCCAATTTTCTCCAGAGTGCCGTAATACTCAACAATTTCTTTGCGGCTTCGATCATAGACCAGCACGTTTTTTGGTAATCTGCTCAGCTCCTCTACCTGCTTTTGCAGGCTCAGGCACATCAGGCCTGCGCTGATCAGTGCAACGCTGATCACAATCGTCCAGACTGCTTTTAATATTCCCGCTGCCTTTTTTCTCATGCTCGCTGCTCCTTTCTGTTAGAGCCAGGCTTCCACAATTTGCAGGCTGTCCTGTTCTATCCGATTTACGATCCGCATCCGCTCCGGCTTTGCCTCTCTTATGTCCTCTAATGTGTCCGCCAGGGCTATCAGGTGCGTACTTTTCCGGCCATCAAACAGGCGTGCCACAAAAAGACCCGGATAGTCTTTCGGATCTTCATACACGACTATCATAGGCGCCCCCTGTGGCATCACTGCCCGGATTAATCTCATGTTAAATTGTGTTATTACCTGGTCCTCTGTTCTCATTTTTCGTTTCTCCTCCTGCTATTTTGTCAATTATTTGCAGGTACTGGAGGCCATAAAAACCGCCTGTATCAACTTCCCAGTCTGGAAGCAAATCTTCTGCCTTTGCGCTGGCTGTTCCCGGTGTCTCCCAGGTCCACCCATACTGCTGCACAATGGCAATTTCTTTTTGCTTTGTTTTCTTGTGTCTCTCCCAACAATCGCGAGCTGCTTTCCAGAAGCTCCACGGTACCATAAAAAACCGATTCATGCCAAAACTTACGGCCACAAAAGCAAGTTGCCTGCCCTCTCCCTCCATCCATGCGTCTAAATACTCCGCCTGGTGGTCCTGGACGGCCGAAAAATCAATTCTAGCTCCCTGGGTGTGCTTTGCCTCGACCGCCACTGGGATGTCCCGGAAACGGCCCAAATAATCCACACAACTCTTGCGTTCTACCTTACAGTTTGCAACTTGGCCATGCGCCCCGCGGAGCGGTATAAACTCCGTGGGGACCTTGTGCATGACTGCTATGCCTTTGGCCTGGTACTTCTCGTTTGCAAAATTGATAAAATCCTCAAATGGTTTGCCGCGGTTCGCCTTGCTGGCGTCCCTCCTGTATGTACCAGAATCCCATGCCATGGATCACGCCTCCTTTTCTGCGAAATCGTCCGGCATTGTGTCCAGGATTCTCTTTAATTTAAAAATTGTACCGTTGCCGATTCCATTGCCGGATCCGGTCTTTTTTTTCAGCTCCTGGAGGAATCGCTCAACCGCTGCTTTTCCTCCGGTGCTTTTGCCCTTAATGGCCTTTACTGCATTTTCTGCATTTTTTCTGGCCTCTGCTTCCGCTTTGTTGGCTTTTGCTTTGTACTTAGCGACCTCCGCCTCCAACTCTTCGATTTCTGCCTTATGTACGGCCTCCTGGTCTTTAGCTGGCCCCGCCTGTTCTTTCTGGCTATTCACATAATCAACCAGCTGCTGGTCTGTCATTTTACGGAGCTTAGTGGCTTCCCTGTGCGTTTCCCGCTCCTGCTGTGTCATTCTACAACTCTGTTTTTTCATGTTCTTTCTCCCTCTGACTTTTTTCATAACATTTATCACACGCGAACCGGTTTCCTTTTCCGGATACGCTGATCACAATCGGTATTCTGTTCATGGCCAAATGCCGGCCACAAATAAAACAGGTCTTAAATCCCTGTGTTGGAACTCCCAGGCGTTCCCGCTGCTGTATAAATTCGCCCACCGTGCAGTCAAATACGCCTGGGTAAAATTCTACGTTGTACGTTCTTTTGACCGTTACTGTCTTTGTATACTCCATAGCTCAGTCCTCCCTCTTTCCTTTCGGGTGCTTCCGGCCAGTCTGCCCTTTTGGTCGCCTCTTGCTTCTGCCTGGGTGCTTTGTTATCCGCTGCGGTTGTTGCGGCTCTGGTTTGTGTTCTGGCTGCTTTTTCTTGCTTCCTGCATCCAGGAGTAGCAACGCCCCGCATATGATCAGGACAGCCAGGGCGACCAGCTCTAAAACAAAAATTATTGTTGTCAATGGTTCTTCCTCCTCAATGTCCGCTCCGCAACATGCAAAATAACAATTCTGTCATGGAGCGTTTTCTCGGTCCATAGCGGCACGGTAATATGACCGCCAGTTTCCACTGCCTTACCTCTGCGTCTAACGGTGTGGGTTTCTCAAATTCGTCTGTCGCCTCCGCCCAGTCCGGTATTGCAACCATTACGCCGAAGTAGTTGGAGGATTCTGGAAACTGTTCACGCATGTGTTTGGAAAATTTCCCGCTGCGTAAATCCGGTAAAATATCCTTGTAGCACTCCATTGTGGTTACAATATAGTTTTTCTCTCCCAGGAAGTTTAGGCCGTTCCCACTGTAAACATCTTCTTTGCAGCTCTTTATCTCGTAACAGGTAAATATGCCCTTTTCTATCCCGGATATGGAGCACTGATCAGCTGGGGAAAATTGCATGTAATCAACTCTTTTTGCTTCTCGTCCCCATGGGTCAATGCTTACCTCACTGGCCCAGTGCTTCCCAGCTCCTCCAAAACGTGTGTTTATAAGTAACTGGCCGAGGAACTTTGTTGTTTCCTTTCTGTCCATCTTCACACCACCCTCATAAATCTCTCGCGGATCCGGTCAGCCCAGGTACTGTTGCGAATTGTAGTTCCTGCCACGCGGTACCTGCTGCAGGTTTCGACGGCCATGCCGCCGTATTCACATTCTGGAAACGCCGTCACAAAGCCGGGGAGGTTTGGGTCTACTGGTATGCAATATTCACATGTGCAACACCATTTCCCTGCCAGCGCTTTCTCATGCAGCTGTCTGGCTTGCTCCTCCATCTTCTTGTTGTATTCCGGATCCAGACCAAAAATCTGTTGTATCTTGTTCAAAACAATCTCCTTTTCTTTTTCTTGCCGCCGTTCCTGGCCATGATCCCGCCGTGCATTTTTAACCAGTTGTTTGTAATTCTCATGCCGTACATAAGACTTAACACATCCAGGTGGCCGATCTGCAGCTTGCCCTCAATAGTTCCGGTTGTGTTCCTGGTGACCGTTGCCACCGATTTTGTCGGGACTTCCGCTGTTACCTGTACGCCCCACTCAACAATGCCGCTGTCAATGTCGGCAAGTTTACGGCCATCCTTGGTATATAAAGCTCCGCTTTTAAAGTTCATGCTCGCTTTTCTCACGCTTCCGCCTCCCGTCTCACGCCTCGGATACCCAGGCTTCCGTTGTACCCTGCTGTTTTCAGGTCTTTTTTCATGGCCTTGTATTCTCTATCCAGTGCCGCGCCGGTTGCTCTGCTTCTCAACATTACGACGCCATCTTCCAGCGTCGCGTCTTTACCCTGTTCGATCAGGTGTTTCACTGCCTCATACTTGTCCATTTTCCTGCGCCTCCAATATCTTCCGGGATTCTGCCACCGCCTGGCGATCCACATCATTGTTGTGCTGGTTCTTATCGTGTCCCTTTACCCATATAAACCGGATACTGGTAAATTTCTGCCGTTCCCTCATAAGTTTCCGCCAGAGGTCCCGGTTCTTTTTCATAGCAAAATGGCCGTTCATGGTTTCCACCACATAGTTGCTGTCTGAATACACTTCAACCGGTATCGTTTTATCAGTTATACTTTTCATAGCTTCCAAAACCGCCTGCATTTCCATACGGTTGTTAGTTTCTCCTATCGCTCCGCCGGACTTCATGCGAGCCTGGCCTTTATACATCAGCTTGCAGGCCCAACCGCACCCGGAACCAGGGCGACCGTTGCTCAGGGCGGAACCGTCGGTGTAAACGGTTATTTTATCCATTGTCCTGTCCCTCTCCAGCTCCGTTTGCGTACTGTTCGAGCTTGTCTCTCATTCCCAGGCGCTGCACTGCGGCCACCAGGCCGTATGCCAGGCGTACCAGGTCAAACGGTTTCACGTTCAGCATTTCAACCGATAAATCGTCGCTGCCCTTTTCCAGGGCCTCACAACACCCGCTTTGAATTTCCTTTGTGCTGCCGTCACTGTATCTCACTGTAATGCCGGCAATATCACGGCTCTTTTCTTCTCCCATGACTCTCATTCCTCCGTTTCTTTTAACTGTCTAATTTTCGCTTCCAGCGGTATTGCAGCATATTTATTTTTGGGGTATCTCTGATACTCAGCTCTAACCGCTTCGCGATTGTAAAGGTTGTCGTATTTCATTGCTAATCGAAGCGAAATGTCAGAACCTTTTCCCGTTAATGTAATTTTGGACTTGTCCATATATTCAAAAAATATTTTCCACATGCTGCTCAATCCTTTCTTTTGCAATCTGGTAATATTCCGGATCCAGCTCTATCCCTACAAATTTCCGTCCGGTATTCAGGCAGGCAACGCCGGTGCTCCCAGCTCCCATGCAGTTGTCCAGGACTGTCTCTCCTGGGTTCGTGTAGGTCTTGACCAGGTATTCCAGCAGGTCCACGGGCTTCTGCGTCGGGTGTAGGCGCTTGGACTTGTCCCCGGTGCTGTATTGCAGCACATCCACCGGATACCGGTCCGTGGAGTCATATGTATAGTTTCTTTCCTCCCGGCCATAGCAGCTGCTGCCGTCCGATTCCCTGGTTCCGTATGCCGTCGCTGTCTTTCTCTGGTGCCCGTGCGTCATTTGCGGGTTATAGGTCGGCGGCTTCCGGTAAAATATTTCTATGTTTTCGTGGGTCCTCAGTGGCATTTTCTTGGCGTTCATAAATCCGCTGGGCTGTGTTTTTCTCCATATCCATTCATAGCGGTACATGGCTTTGTTGCTGCTGATCAGCTCTGTGGTAAAAGGTTGTGCGCTAAAAAGTGCAATGGCGCCGTTTTCCTTTACCACTCGCCGGTACTGTTCCCACAACTCCTGCAAGTTGATCGGAGCGTCCCACCGGCAGCGTGTTGTGCCATATGGCAGGTCACTCAGTACCATGTCAATGCTGCTGTCCTGGATCCGGTTCATAAGTTCCAGGCAGTCGCCTTGTAATAGTGTTGCTTTGCTCATTAACAAGGCCCTCCCTCTGCTCCATGGAATGCTCCGGCCGGATACATTCACGGGCCATCAACAAAAATGTCTGCTGTTTCAAATTCTCCGCTTACCAGGCTATGCAGTGCCTTGGCGTCTCCGTGGTATACGCAAGACTCCGCGTCTCCCACAAAGCTATCCAGGTCCTTTTTATTGTCCAGGGTAAAGCCGAGGATTTCTTCATCTTTCTTTAAAAGCTCGTATTCCTCCGGCATTATTTCCCGAATTCCTGCAAACAATGGCGGCGTTGAGAATATGCACATTGCACAACTGCACCGGTTCCAACCGGCTCTATAACACGGGTGTGGGTTTACCTTGTGGCGTTTCAATACTTCCCACACGTCTTTTTCCGAGTAATCAATAACCGGGCGCCACTGGTGTACCAACCTGTGGGCTTTGGTTGTGGCATTGGTTCTGTGTATTTCCATTTCATTGTACTTGGAGCGCCCTGCTGATTCTCCGCGGCGTTCTCCGGAAACAACCAGTATTTTTACATTCTTGCTGGTCTTATCCAGGTTTGCTGTAACACTGTCCTGCACGGCGGCTTTCAAGTTTCCACTGCACCAGCGGCCTTGATGGGTTCCGCCCTTGGCCGGGAACTTCTGGCGTTTCCCGCCTATTTCTTCAAGCTCTCCCAACTGGCTCAGGTTGCTCATAACAGAATCTGCAACCATAATTTTCAGATATGCACTGCACCAGCGGCGGCTTAAATCTCCCGTTTTCGCTGGGAACTTCATTCTGTAACCGTATTCTTTGAGCTTCTCCTCCATTTCCTCGGTGGCGCTCTCTTTCAGTTCCCGGCACTGTATGTATTTCCTGGATAACTTGCACCGGCATATCTCCCCGGTGTCCGGGTCCATCCACTCGACCGGTTCGCTTGCGCCGATCCTGTAAAGCTCTCCAAAAAATCCATTTACCCGCCACGATAACCTCAGCGGTACCTGCTCAGCTTCTGCAAATGCTTTTACATAATTTTGTGTACAGCGCCAGTCCATTCTCCGGGATGGGTGCCCGCCGTCTATGTCGTGGTGCCATAGCTCAATTTTTTCTTTCGGCACGCCCAACTCAATGAGTTTGTAATAACATGCTATGCTGTCTTTTCCACCGGATAATAAAACCGCGATCATGTCGTACTCTTCCAGGGGGAGAAGTTCTTCCAGGTATATTTTTTTCATGTGTTCGGAGTCCTGTCGGCCTGGCACTCTCGGCTTTATCCGTATGCCCTGCCCGTATATCGGCGCATCTTCATGGCCGTATATAACAGGAGTGTCCTTTGTACAATCCAGGTCTTTTATATATCCTGTGTTCTCCATCAGCGCGCCCTCCAACTCTCCCACGTCATATCAATCCCGACGCATGTCTCTTTCAGGCGGTCCAGGGTTTTCTCTGCGTTCCTGCTGTCTCCGCTCTCCGGAGTCATACGCTGCACCAGCTCCGGGCCGCTGTAATTTGTTGTGATGATCGTCGGCATATATCCCTCATACCTGGCGTTTATAATGGCAAATATCTTGCTCACGCCCCACTCAGTCGGCTGCTCGCTGCCTATGTCGTCAATGATCAGGAGTGGCACTTCCTCGTACTGGCTCAGGATGTATGCTTCGTCTACATCGCTGCCAGCTGCCTTGTATGTTTCCCGGATCCTGTCTAACAGATCAATCATGGTCATGCAGATGCAGGCCGTTCCCTCACTGATCAGCTGGTTTGCAATGGCCGCTGCCAGGTGGGTTTTTCCGGTACCATACCCGCCCGCCATAAACAGGCCGTTGCGCTCGATCTCTGGCGGTGTTATGTGGTTGCGGTCACTCTTTACCGGGCGCATACGCTGGAAGTTGTCGGCATACTTCTTTGCCTGGGCGTATGCCTGGCGGCGTCCCTGGGTGTCCTGGATAAAATTCTCAAAACGTCTGTTTTGGAATCTTGCTTTCATGCCGCTGCGCTCCATCATGCTGCGGAACCGCTGCATTTCTTCCTCCCTGGCTTTCTGTTTTGCCTCAGCTGCCTTGCTGGCCTCTTCCTTTGCATCCCAGTCTTTCCAGAAGTCCTGCGCCTTGCTGCATGTGCAGCGCTCCGGGCGACTCTTCCATATGATCACATGCCGCGGTGCCACTGGACTAACCAGGCCGTAATATTCCAGCTTTCTGCCACAATACTTGCAGCTTACTGTTTCCGGTACCGGCTCCGGCACGCTGTACCCCTCTCTCAGGGCTTCCGCGGTGCTTATGCTGTACTTGTCCGGCTTAGTAGTCTCCGGCTGTGTGGAACCCTGCTGTATGGCTTCCTGCGGCATTGCTGCCATTGTTGTTGTGCTCATTTACGCTTACCTCCTCGCTTATATCCTCCCAGCGTCCTTGATTCAACCAGGTCAGCGGCATAGGCACATACCCGCGTTTCCAGTCGCTGCTCTGCTTGCTTACCTCAATGGCGTGGAGTATATGCTCAGTCATTTCCTCGTCTGGCTTGATCAGCTTCCACTTCTTCCAGCACGCCGGTTTTGCTCTCTTCCGCACTGCCGGAAAGGCGTCCCAAAATCTGCAAAAGCTCTTTTCCAGCGGTGTCTTGGCTGTTTTCCAGTCAGGACTCTGCTGTCTTTTACCTGGCTTTGCCTCTTCCTCGTCGTCAAGTTCCTCTGGTTCCGGGGCGGTCTGTTGCTCGGCAACGACCGTATGTTTTTTAGTATCAGGTATCAGAGAATCCGGTATCAGAGAATCAACAGGGCTTTTCTTGTGCT